GCCGTCGCGAGGAACAGCGCCAGCTTGAACACGTCCTTCGTCGTGACGGTTCGCACGCCGTTCGCGGCCTGCGTACCGAATGCGTGCGAGCCGTTCAGTAGTTGCATCTTCGCAGAGGTGCAAAACGCTTGAGAATTCGCCACCGTTAGTCTCCTTTATACGAACATTGCCGCAATGCCGTCAGCCGCCACGTTCTTCTTCAACGTGACGTGTGCGCTGCGCTTCACAATCTTTCCGTCCCGCCGCCATTCCTTCCACACGGTGTACTCGTTCTCGTCGTCAAGTATCCCGGTCGAATAGGCAAGAAGCGCCTCGTCGATGAGCTTCATCGGCTCGTCCTCTGGCCATCCGTTCCTCATCAGCTTTTGGATGACGATCTTCGTCATTTTTTGTCCTCTTCATATAGATGTTCCAATGCGTCACCGTTTTCGATCTCAGACCAGTGCCAGTCTGCGTATGGCAAAAGTTGCAACCAGTTGGGCTGGCGCATGATGTTGCGCTCGTCCTTGCAGATGATCTCGAGTCCAGCCAATGCAGCAGACACTAGGGCCGTCGTCCCGTAGCCGATTGCAGTACGATGGCGTCGTAAAGCTGCGCGCAACGGTTCCTGCGGCGCCTCATCGTTAGGATGTCGTCGCACCGTGTCTGCCGCTTCGGCCGTCCCGCCATAATCGGCAAGGAAGATCGTTCCTCCCGTCGCTGGCCGGCCTTCAATTACTGGAACGCAACGACCTGAGCCAACTCTGAAGGTGCGGCCGCCGTCTGAGCGTTGCCAACCGATCGACACCCAATCCATGCTCTTCCATCGCCCGGTCTTTTCCTCGTGGTAGTAGGCCCTGTCCAGCAACAACACCCGAGGAGCATGCAGCCATGCCGACCTGGCATAGTGCGGCCCGGAGACAATATGCAGATCGGCCGGCAGATGCCGATCATGCGTGACCGTCAGGTTCAGGCCGTGGCGTTTACAACCTGCTGATAGCCATTGCGCGTGCTCGCGCTGATGTTCCTGCGCAGGGTTGCAATGAAAGGCAATACGCACTCGTCGCTCACGTCAATCGGTTTCGGTTCCCCGTGGAATACCACCACGCTCGCGTCAGACGGGATGCGGTCGTGCGGCGCGACGTGGTACTTGTAACTGCACACGCGAGGAACCCTCACCCAATCGTCCCCGAGCATCTCCCAGAGATATTCCTGGTCGCCCCAGAACTTCTTCCCGCCCAGAGTCGTGTACCCGTCGTCGTCAACAACCCTATGCGGCCACTCGCTGCGAATCTTGTCGTAGGGCCTCGTCCAGTTCCCGCGCCACGCCATGACCGAAGATTGAATTCCGCCGTAACCAGAGCGCGCCCAGTTAGCCGGTGCGGCGAATTCGTACCGTGTGAACTCGACAAGATAATCAAGCGAGCCAGTGATCACGACGTCCAGATCGAAGTAGAGACTCGGCCCCATAGCCACGGTCGGAGCAAATAATCCGATCTTCGACCACCACCCTGAATAAGAGACTGGAGGATTGCGCGTCTCGACGCCCTCAAGTCTACGAGTAGTGATGCAGCGAAACCTGTGCGGGACGCTCAGATTCTTGGCGACCACTTCCTGCAACGCATAAACGTAGCCGGAATGGTATTTGTCGCCAACGCAAACGCACCAGACAGTCAGATCGGACATAGAAGAATCCGGTCTCCCTTTTCATTCAGTTTCAATTCCTCGATATTCGGCATGACGATCTCCTGAGGCTGCTCGTGATGCCATTTCGGGCGATCGGTCATCAGCAAATACCTTGACCCGCTCGCCTTCAAGTTTTTGAGAGCGCTCAAGCAGTCTGCGTATTCGAGATGATTCAGCACCCACAGGCAAAGCAGCAAGTCCACCGCCGGCGGCACCTCGCGCACCAGGTCGAACGCCTTCACTTCCGGGCGCCGCGGCACAAGATCGAGCGGCGTGTAATGCGCACCCCGTAGATCGGTGTGCTTGATCCAGTTCATGTCGCCGGCGCCCACGTCGACAATCGTCCGGATCGCATAGGCGTCTATCAGCCCTGGAATCCAAACCCGCTGCGCCTTCGTCGCGCCGAGCGTTGATCCATGCCCGCACGGAGTCTCCGGCAATCCACCTATCCAGCCTCGGCTAAACTTTTCTCGGCTGATGACGATGTCGCCCATTCAGCTAGAAGCTCCTGTAGTGTCGCCATCTGGAAGCACGTCATCGCGGAGCCAGGCGAGCAGTTGATGATCTCGACCTCCGGATTCAAGCGCTTCACCTTCTCGAATTGCTCGATCAACTCCACATGGACGCCGTCTTTCACCTTCACCGACGGCCAGTGGTTCAATTCCGCGCCATCGTACTCCCCGAAGTAATGCCTGGGCGAGGAGCCGATGCGCTGGTTCCGGCCGTCGTAGTCAGCCGCGTAGCGCATGTCATAGCCGCACAGCAGCAGGCGGCGAAAACCTGCGTGATAGGCGATCTGCGGCAACTGAAATCCAGAACTGTGCCCGTAGTGAATGCAGCTCGGGTCTTTGCTGAATCCGTCGAGCCATTTACCATGGATGAAGCGCAGCCCAAAGCGCAAGGAGGTCGCTGAATCCCAGGCCCACTTCTCGGCGAGGCGATCCTTGAGCCCGAGCTCCCACTGGCTCGCGTAATACTCCGGGTTGCACGCCATGAACACATCGAGAGAGGGAACATCGCGCCATACGTGATTCATCCCGAACAGCGCCCACAACCCCATCTGCTGCCCGCGGCGCGCGGCCTCAATTACCTCCGGCGTCAGACTAGGGCCGGTAGCAAGGATGACAGCGGTTTTCGCGGGAAGCATTTCAGCGCCGTTTCGCGCGTCGCGTTGATGATCTCCAGGCCCATGCGTTCAGCGTCATCAGCGACAAGCTGATACCTCCATAGCCACTTTCGCCACGGCGCATAGTCGGCGCCTTCGCCTGGATGCTTGCCGTGCCAGTGCGTCTTTCCTCCGGTCGCCTGCATGTCGAAGCCCAGCAGTACGATCCGGCGCGCGCCCAGGTGGTAGGCAAGATTTATCGCCTGAATCCCAGAGTTCGACCCCTTGTGTATGCAAGATGGATCACGCGATAGTCCATCGGCGTCCACGCTCCTGATATATTCGAGGCCGTATTTTTCAGCGCTATCTATGTCCTGCGTAATCTTCCGCCCCTTGAATGCCCTCAATTCAGGGCGTTCGGCGTGCCAATCCCACCAGTGCCCGTCGCAGGCGTACAAAACATCGGCCCACGGCGCCAGCAAGTAATTGTCGTTGAGCGCGATTACTTTCTGGTCCTTGATCGCGTTCACGTCCGCTATCGTCAGCGACGGTCCCGACGCGATGATGAACCTTGTCGTCGTATCCACTAACCATCTTGTCCTGATACTTCTTGAACATGGAAAAAGGAGAGAGGCCGAATCGACCTCTCCCCTCATCGTTACGAGGCTATTTGCTTCAAGAACTTAACAGAATCATTATTACGGGGAATTCCCCCAGCCCTCTGCGCCAGCAGGAAGTTCGTGAACCCTGGCACGGTCACCTCATCGCGGATCATGCTCATGGAGCCAATCCGCGCGAAGGTGTATGCGCGCCTGAAGTCACCGTAGGCGATCGGAATCGCGGAACTTGCGTAGTTCGCCATATCCTCCCAGACGATCACCGGCTTGCCGAGCAGCAGATCCGGCGTGCCTACCTGGACGCTCGGCTGCCAAAGATAAGCGCCGTCCGTGGTCTTCTTCTGGCGAAGTTTGCCCATCGTGACGGAGTTCATCGCCCACTTCGCGTTCGGCTGATACGGCCGGCGAACCGCCGTCTGAAGGTCGATCAGATCGTCGATCGACGGTTCAGTGGTGATGGGCGAAGATCCGGTAGCGATATACTCGAACACAGCCGCGGCACGCATCGGCGATGCATAGTCATCGGCGTTGGTCGGCGCCGAAGTCGTCATCCCGGTCGGTTGCGAAGAACCCGTGCCTGCGTGGATAGCAGTCGAGATGCTAACCGCGAACGTATCGGCCGCATCCTCGGTAAGCCAGCTGAGCACGTTGAAGAACAGATCTTGCAGCGACCAGTTTGACGCCCGCGGGAAGGCATACAACTCGCCATGAGTGATGGACACCTTGCGCAGATTCGCGGCGCGGGACTGGGTTCTCGATCCGGTCTCCGAAGACCATCCGCCGTTCGCGCCGGCGATCGTCACCAGCTCGTTGTAATCCGGACTTCCGGCCGCGACGTTGTTGACCTCGGGAAGGATGTCCGAGAGCTTCAGCACCAGCTTGTCGATCGCTTCGGAAACGATCTTTGGAACGGCATTGCCGCCCTGAAGAGCAGTCCCAGACAGCACTTCGTTCGCCTTCATCTGAATGATCTGCTTCTCGTAGCCCTTCACTTCGGATTCGAGGGACGAGTCCTTGAAGCCGCTGCGCAGATACTTCTCCCACGCCTGCGCGTGTTTCTGCTCGAGCTGCTCGGACGGCGTGCCCTTCGGGCGATCGGAAAGCGCTTCCATGATCTCCAAGCGTGTCTTCTGCGCCTCGGTCTCCTTGTTCAGAGCGGACGTCACCTTGAGCAACTCGTCGATCTTCTTGTTCCACGCATCGGATTTGCTTTCCAGTTCCCTCGCGCGGGATTCGTTGCCCTTCTTCATCTCGGCAAGGCTCTCGTCGTGAGCACTGCGCATCGACGCGACGGCTTCGCCGAACTCTTCTATCTTCTGCAGGATTTCATTTGCCATGTTGGCTATCTCCTAAACATTCGTTGGAAGGATCTTTCCAGGTCTTGAAGAAGCAAACGCTCCTTGAACCCGGTTAGACCAGCTATTACTTTCAGCTCATCCGGCGTCGCGCTCGGTTTGCTTGATTGACCGTCACCTTCGCGGTGCAGATCGTCTTCCGATTCCAACGTCGCGCTGAAATCGAATTCTTGAAAAATGTTCTTGGCACATTGCTTCGCCATGTTGCTGCTGAAACCGCGCGAGCGTAGATAGCGCTCGGCATCTCGTTTCAGTTCTGCGAGTTCTTTGTCTGTGGGGACGTATTCACCGCGTGCAGACAATCGTGATTTAACGTGCGCAATCTGCGCTTTCGGATTCATCGGAATGGCGACGATGGAGACTTCGAATAGATCCACCTCCTTGAGCACCCGCACGCCATCCGAGGCGTAATCGACATCAGTAGGCAGATACCCAATCGAAAGGCCGCCAACCGCGTCCATCTTGAGGAGCGTATGCACCTCTTTCCCGAGGTCCGTTGGCGCGAGTTCGCCCTTGACAGGCAATCCGTCGTCATCCTCCGCGATGTCCAGCCACTTCCCTGGGATGCGCGTCTGATCGTGCATCCAGAACATCGCCGGGAAAGTGCCTTCCGATTTGTGCTTGGCAAGCGTGCGGGCGAACGCCCCAGGCAAGAGAACATCGCCGCCGAGATCGATATTGCCAAACACTGCGCCGTGCCCCTCGAATTGCATGCTCGAGAGCGACTTAATTTCTAGCCGCGTCGTTATTCGCATTGGATTCTCCATCTGAGGCTCCATTCCGGGAACTGCCGGCTGGCTTCGCCGATTGCGTCTGGACGGATTGCTGGAATTCTTCTCCTGCGGGATCGGTCCTCGGCGTGTAGCCTTCGCGCTCGCGCCAGTCGTTGGGCGTAATCACGCCATTCTGAAGCTGGATCTGTTGACCCTGCTGACGCTCGAAGAATGCCGCGCGCAGCTCCGCATCCAGGTTAAAGCGTATCTTCAGACCGGAATTCCTGTCGGCAGGGGTGAAAAAGTCACGCTCCATAGCTGCCTCGAACGACTGCGCCACCGGCATGATGACGTTGAGCGTGAAGTCCTCGGATTGCTGCTCGACGTTGTTGTATTTCCCGGAGGTCAGATCACCGACGTGATACGGTGTGACGCCAAAGGCCCCGGCGATTACGTTCCTCTGTAGCTGTCGCGTCTCCAGAAACTGCGCCTTGTCGTTTTCAACCTTGACCGGGTCTGCTGCGGAAAGCCCATTCGGAACCAGAAATGCACGATTGCGTTTAGTCCCGCTGAATGCTTGCTGAAACTGTTCTACGAACTGCCTCTCCTGTTCAATCGTCCTGAATCCCTTGAAACCGTCCTTATACTGAAACTGCAGCAGGGGAACTGCGCCATTTGCGAAAAAGGTCGCACCGTATTCCTCTGCCGCTATCTCAAGCGCAATGGTCGTGGAGACATCAGTTACCGGACAATCACCAGAAAAGAAGTCGCGCGATGGGCCGCGCGCAAAATGAACTTGTGCGAAATTCCACGGCGCGCCATTGTGCGTGAAGCTCACCTCAAGCGTTTCAGGATCTTGCTTAACCTCAACGCCGGTTGGGTTGACTGGATACAGCCTGCGAATAGGCCCAGTCACCCCTCGTCCAATTTTCGCTATGAATCTGCCGTGACGGACGTATGTGCTGGCGGCGTCCTGCCAGTAGTCGTATCTGCTTTGCCATTCGTTCGGCCTCCTCAACAACTGTGCTATCGGGTGATCCGGTAGTTTCTTCTTTGTCTCTCGTCCATTCTTCGTGCTCGTCTCGTATACATGGACAGGGGTCGAAGCCAACCTCCTGGAAATCGCCGTAACGATCGAATGCACTGTCGGCGATCTCATGCAGTTG